AGCCCGTTGACCGTCGCCGTTTCCGGCTCTGAGATGATGACGCCCGGCTCGAACATTAGACCACCTGCCCATTTAGCGCCTGACGCACCGATATGCTGCATTTATAGGATGGCTGGTTTCCACCCGTCCAACTGTGTTCGACAGAAACGACGAGGAAAAGCAGCGACAGGCGCCCGAGTTCAGTTTGAGCTCTGGCGATCCGCGCCGCGATCACGGCAGGCAGCCCCTGATCGCGCAGGATATCAGACGGAGACCGATTTGCGAGCTGTTCAAACCCCTCGTAATCGACCGCCAGCGCTGCGCCGTAGCCCAGATCCAGAAGATCAGGGTCGTCAGGCGAGCCGCCCGTCGACCATGGGTGTGGAGATGCTATCGTCATGGTGAATTCGTTTTGGCTCAAGCTCTCCCAAGCCGATCGCGCAATCTTCTCGCAGCCTTCGACCGTTCCGATTCCCTCAATCGTCTGGTAGAGACCGTTCTCGGACTTGTCCGTTCTGCGACGATCTGCGCGCGAAGGAAATTCGGCCGCGACTGAAAGGCCGGTTTCTCGGTCAATACTTGCAACCGCAACGAAGTCAGGCCGCTTTTCGTGCGGCGATAGATCGATCGTGTCGTCAAGCGTCTCGACGTCGCCGCCCACTGTCAAGGTCCGAAACGGACGATTGCCGCGCTTGAATGGACGTAGGATCGCAGAAGTGTTCAACTCATCAGCCGCGATCAGCTGTATCTTAGGGCGCCCGAGCCGGTCAATCGTGACCTCTGGAACAACGCCCATCCGCGCGCATACCGCACTGACCGCGTCCCATGCCGACACCTGACCCTGTTTCGCATTGACGGATGCCATCGTTTTAAACCGCGCGGATAGGATCGACTTCGGAGCCCTGCTAACCCTGCCCGTTTTCGACTTTGACCGCTCGCGCGGCCTGACCGCTGGCGAGCCTACGCGAGCCCCCGCCGACGGCGTCAGCTCTTCAATCTGCCACGTGTCTATATCGCTGACGCTGTTGACCGTGGCCCGGACAACGTCAGCGAGCGAGAGCGCCCGCTCGACAGGGATCTTCGCCAACACGCCCTCGCCCAACGTCGCATCGAGCAAGATCGACGTGAAGTCCCTCGCCCGGATTGAGATCTTGCCGTCCTCAAGCGACCTCTTGATCTCATCGATAGGACCGCCAAAAAGGCCCGGATCATCGTATTTGCAAGCGTCGATATCGCCATGCTCGAAAAGCCAGACAAAGACCAGGCCTCCGCGTGGCGCGATGATCCGCGGGTCAAATGGAAGATCGGAACGTGAGATCGAGATGTCGCATGTATCGGCCTCAGCCGGCTTGTTGCGCGACCATGTGACGTCGATCGGGACGATGTGTGTCATGTTGATCAGGGGCTCGTCCTCCTGACCCCTCAGCCGAAAGGCGAGGTCCACGCGTGCGCTGATCCGCGAGGATATCCGCCCTGTGCGCAGTGCTAGGCCGGTCATTAGAGCGGTCTCTTCGGGATGGTCAGTTTGACGCCGCCATCCACGAACGGTCCGACGATCCCATTGCGCCGGCCGATGGCGTCGGCATATGCAGTTGTTCCAAACCAAACAAACGAGATGGCCCAAAGTGTTTCAGGCCCGAGTGTGGTATAGGATCCGATCGAGTCGCCCGCGGTGTCGATCTGCCGCCGCGCCCTTGACGCCTCGTGTTTCATCCTCAGCGTCGACGCCCTGATTGATGTCCGCGAGATCCGCGCTTTGATTTGAGCAACATAGTCGTCCGTTTGCGCCAGTTGCTCGGCCGGGCTGACCGCGGCCTCAACGAGCGCAGTAGCCGCCGAGGTCAGGCCGGCGACCGCGAAAGCCACGCCCGACTGGACGGCCTTGACCGTCCGCGCCGGGTTGTTGATTGATTCGGCTTGAGTTTGGATGTCAGCGATTGCCGTCCTGACGTCCTCTATAGCGGTGTCAACGGCGTCCATTTCGCGCCCGGAAAAGGTCTTTAACCGCGCCGCCGATGAAGTCTCGACGCCATCCTCAAACATCGCCGATATGTCGCGCGAAAACCGCTGAGGGTCAAAGGGCGCCTCGAATCCTCGTTGTTTGGGGATGCCCCGCTCGATTGGCTGAAATACAATCTCGCAACGCCCATGTCCCGCGCGTAGCGCAGTCGGGGCAACCTCCGCAACGAACCCGACCCACTCGCGATCCTCAAATGTCAGTCGGCAAAGCGCCGGCTCTTCGGCGAAAAGGGCCGCAACCTCTGAAATCGCCTCCCATCGCGTGAGGGCCGTCTCGGAGCCGCGCGAGCCGTTTGGGTCGATAAATGACAACCTCGCGTCGTCAGAGCGGGCGAGTTGCTCGGAGCGCCAAACGAATGACGCCGGGATCTCGCCGTATTCCGCGCCGTCCAGCCGCGCCGAACCCTTGTTTGACGCGCTGACCCAAGTCAGGCTGTTCCGCATACTGACCGGCGTCACGAGTTCGCCCACCGGCGCGGCAGAGCCCTTCAGGACCAGCACGCGGAGGGGCGCCCCCGGCCGGTGCGGCTCAATCTGCCGTAGTTCGAAAACGGGCATTAGTTGCCGCCCGTGGCTAGCGGCGAGCTTCCCAGCGCGAAACGTGCGGTCATCGGGCGCACGAATGCACCGACGAATGCACCGACGAGCGACGCGCCCGCAAGCCGTGATGGATCATTGGTCGTGATCTTCTGGTTCAGCGTGACCTTTGACCCACGGTTATCCTGTTTCACGTTCACGTTGCTGGACGCCAATGTCATGTTTTGCGTGTCAACCGAGTACTTTTGACCGGTGACATAGCCTTTTTTAGCGACTGAGATCCCGAACTCGTTTTTCTCCATCGCCTGCGGCAACAAGCCGAGCTTGAAGAGTTCGCCCTGAGCCCTGTTGGCCTCGTCGGCCAGCGCCTGCAAGCTTTTGACAAGGCTGTCGCGGTTTTCGCGGGCCTTGCCGTCGATCATCATGAAGGTGTCGAACTGCTCTGGCGTGAATCCCGCGCCGAACATCTGGGTGGCTCCGCCGACGCGCTCGACGTATTGCTCGGCCGTAACATTTGTGCCGATCCCCAGCGCCTTGCCGATAGACCCAAATGTCTTAAGTTGAAGGCCCGCCTCTGTCGCCGCTGCCGTAAAGCCTTGAATCGACTTCATTTGAATTGCAGCCAAGTCTTTTTCTGCGGCTGAGCGAACGGCGGGCGAAGTGCCGAGCCATTCCATCATCTTCCGCATGTTTTTGGCATGGTCCACGGTCGATGAAAACTGAGCGCTCGCGTCGCTGAAACGGCTTTGAGGCGTATTCTCAGCCCCAAAGACGTCGCCGATGGCCCCGCCTAGCGCCGCCACAGCCGTCAGCGCTAGGATTACGGGGTGAGCCTTCATTGCGTTCAGCGCAATGTGCACGGCGCCGAAAGCCAAAGCGACCAAACCGATCCCGCGTGTTAAATCATTGGCCATGAATACCGCAATCCCCTTGACGACCAGACCGACCGCCTTAAAAGCCCCGCCGAGAATGTCAGTAATCGTCTTCGCGATTTTCTTAACCGCGTCTTCGTTCTTCTCCAACCATTCCATCATACCCTTGAGCGCCACGACGACCGTTTCCATTAGAGGTTTTCCGATCATTTCCTTCATCTGATTCATCTTGTCCTCGAATGTGGACAAGATACCAGACATTGACGCACCGAAGGCCGCCTTCGTTTCCGGGTCCAGCGCAAGCGCCTCGGAGACGCGCTTGAACATTTCCGCGTGCTTACCCTCACGCCCGAGCGCCGCGAGCTCGTGCTTGATGACATTAAGCTGTCCGGTTGCAATCTGCCCGGACGACCCCCGAGCGAGCTGCTCGACGTCCATTTGAACGACGCCCTTGCCGCCGGACATCATGTCAAATGTCGCAAGGTTGGCCGAAAGAGAGACCATGTCCTTGAGCGACATACCCGCCGCGCGAGCGCGCATTGCGATCACGTTAAAGCCAGCCGCGACCTGTTCCGTTGTCGCTGGCGTCTGGATTGCCGCTTGACGAATCAAATCCCATGCCGCGCCCGCCTCTGTTGCGGCCTTGCCGAAAGGCGTCATTACGCCCCGCAGCTTGTCGCCGCTTTGAAGCAAGACCGCCATTGACAGCCGGGTTGACTCCATCTTCGTCGCAAAATCGGCCATGCCCTTGACAGCCGAAAAGCCCATGTAAGCGCCGATCGCGCCGCCGAGCTTTCGCATGATGCCCGAAGTCGCGTGCGCCTTTTGCCCGACGCGCCCGAGCGCCGCCTCCATGGATGACGTGTTAGCCCCGAAATATGTTACGACTTTTTTGATCGTCATGGGGGCTCCTTAATCGTCCTGATCTGTGGCCGACTCTCGCTGAACGATGTCGTTACATGCCTTCAGCCAGCGCCTCAGGACACTGAACGGCCATGACCTGATCTCTGTGCGGGCTTGGTGGGTGTAGCGTGCGACGTAGGCCATCTGCCACGTCAGATTAGCGAGCTGACCGCGCGCCGAATCGTCGTCTAGACTCGATCCGGTTGCTCGGTCGCTTCCGCGCTCGACAAAAAATCAGCGTCTTCCTCGTCGGTCGTCTGGTTCAGGCTCTGATACCCTTGAAACAGCAAAGACCTCTTCTTTTCCGAGAGCTTGCGCCACTCGATTTCGCCCGCCATCCCTCTCGGGAATGGCTTGCCGTTCAGCGCCGAGATCGACTCGCGAGCGAGGGCGCCCTGCATTTTCAACGCGCTTGGCTCGCTCTTCGATGCCTTCGCCGCCCGAGCTTCGTCGGCGAGAACGTCCTCGACCTCGCCGGTGGTCAACTCCCGCATCGTGATACTACCGCCGCCGAGCGCTGGCGAAAATGTGAAGGTCTTCTGGTTCATTGCTAGTTCCCTTTTTCAAGCGATAGGGGCGCGAAGGGGCGCCCCTCAAGGATGGGTTTAGATCTTCTGCGGCCGGGGGCACTGGAGCTCAAACGTGGCACTCACGCGCGACGTACGGCTCGAAGCATTCTTGTTCGGGGCGCTGAGCGTGCAAGCCGGGAACGCCCATCGAGCCCGACCGCCGCTGCCGTGATCGACAGATGCCGTCACGTCGATATTGACCGGCTCGGCAGTGGCGTTCGGGCGGTTGGCGTTCATTTGCGCCCAGATCAGATCGTCAAGCGCCAACGAGCCCGGCTCGATCGAGATCCGAAGAGTCGCGGGACCGTTGTTTCCGAAGATCGTTGGGTCTTCGGCGCCGACATAATCAACGACCTCTGTCGAAAGACCGAAATCAATGTCGAGCGAAACGATTTCAGAAAACTCTTTCAGATCCGCGCCATTGCGAAATATCCGCAACCTGACGTCATGCCCTTTTGCTTTCATGTCAAACCCCTTATGCGGTGATTTCGATGTTGTCCGCCGTGACGTTCAGGCGGAGCGTCATGACGTCAAGGTTGCCGAGCTTTTGGATGACGAATGTCAATTGGAAATGCTCATCCACCGCCGACCAATCGGAGCCCAGCGAGTAGTTTGCGATCCGTGGCGCCGCGCCTGCAGCGGGCTTTCGCTGGCGCTCAAGGTAGTTGATCGCGGCGTCAAGGGCCGCTTGGCGGTTCGCCTCGGTCGCAATCCGCTTGTGGTGCGGCGACAGCGTGACGATGAGGCCGGACGCGATGAAGTCTTGGATGCGTCGATCCGCGATCTTCGTCCCATCGGCCATGATGCCATCACGGTATGACATCACGCGACGGCCGTTCAAAAACTCGAACGCAGGCGCCGCGATGAACTTCCGGAAATGCGAGACCTTTTCGGCCTTCGTCAAAAGTATCTCTGCGCTTATCACGCCCGCCGCCGAGCCGATCTCGCTGGCGACCATCGGATTCTCTTCGGCGCGCGCATTGCAGATCAGGGCCGCGGCGAATGCCTGGCCGGGATAGACCACGCTGGCGCCGGCAAGTGCCGTGTCCCGCGTGAACTTCCGCGTGAGGCCGGGGTGAACGTAGACCGCCCGCCCGCCGGTGAGCGTTGCACGCCCAACACCGTCGGCCGTAGTCGCTTCCGCGGCGGCAACAGTCGTGCCGATCGGGGGCGCAACAACGCAACTCCGAAAAATCCCGTCCGACAGCGAGTCAGCGCAGGACGCGGAGAGGTAGTCAGCGATCCCAGGCTCGTTTCGGTCCGTGACCACGATGTTGATGGCGGATCCAACCTCATTGCTGTTCAACGCGTCGATCGCGGCTTCATATCGAAGCGCCAACTCGGCAGCGTCGACGGCGTCGGGGATAGTCGTGATTGCCGTATTGATTGTGATGTTGGCGTCAGGCGTCGCGTCGACGAAGAGGTTGACGTCGTCAAGCGCTTCTGCGGTGCCGCTGACCTGCCGGCAACGGACCGTTTTAGATCCCGTCTCAGCCTCCGTCCATGCCACATCCTCAAGCGTCGCGAGCACATAGGCCGCGGCGGCGGAACTGATGCGATGGCCCGCCTTGATGACCTTGGCGCCGTTGGCCGCATCGCTGCGCGTGAAACTCACGCTGAGGTCCACGCCAGAATCCCCGATCGAAGCGGTCTTGATCGCGAGATCCACAGGCTGAATGATGATCCGCGGCAGCCTGAGAGCGTCGAGCAGAAACGCGAGGTTGCCCTCGTATCCGGTCGCCGCGCCGTCGCCCAGCGACGCCTTAAATCCGCCGTAGACGCTGTGGATATCAGCAATTCCGCCCTTGAGCTCGACGGGGACATTCGGCGCGCCGCGATCGTTGACGACCGCACCGACCGCACCGAAAACATCCTCGCCCGGCAGAAGCTGGACGCTAGGCAGGCCGCCTTGGACGTAGTTGAGCACCGCGCCGTTTCCGAGCAGCGTCTCAAGGCCGGGGTCGGACGAGTAACCATAGATATCAGGCATGTTTCCGGCTCCTTTAGAACTTCGTCTCGTCTAGGATTAATATGCTCGGCTTAGGGTAGATCGTCCCGTTGACTGTCACGCCGATGTTCATTTCTGCGAGGTCCGCGTCTCTGAGATAGACCGATGGATAAATGACCGACGCCGGGATACGTTGAGTATAAAGCGATCGCTCGCCCGCATCTGTTGGATTGGGCGGCTCGACCGTGCCTAGCTCGTATAACTTGGCTAGATAGCTTTGCCCGTCAAGGTTGACGAAAAAATGAAGAACCCTGTTCCCATCGGGGTTTGACTCGCTAGACTCAATCGCCGACCGGCTCTTGAAGGCGTGCGCGAGAAGGTCCGCCTCATCGCGATCGTTGGACCGCCACACAAACGCAAGCTCGGCTTCCTCGGTTTGGATCATCCATCGCTCTGACCCGTCGACGTCGAAACTCACGTCGGGATATTCCGTGATCCCGTAGGCCGTTGACCATTCGATCCCGACCGTCGGCAAGGGCGGAAGTTCGCCCGGCTCAAGAGGCCCCGCAATGGCTTGAGCGTCAACAATGAGGTCCGACACCAGATCCAGAGCCCATGCCGCGAGGGCTTCGCGGATGATGTTCGCCGTAAGGTTAGGCATGTTTTGAGCTCCGAGCAGTTAGATGATTTTGTTGATCTCGCGGCGCATCGCGCCTTCCATGATGGTCGGAAATGATTTCTCGGCCTCTTTGTGGAATTCGCGAGCCTCGGTGCCGCGCTGTTTGATTGACCACCACGCGGCGCGCGCTAGCTTTTTCGCCTCTCGCAACCGATCGCGCTGTGCCCGGCTGGGCTTGTTTCCCAAGACGCCCTTGAGCGTCGCCTTCGACCGCAGGCGGCTCTTGCCCTTGAGCCCGACCGCGTTCAGCGAGGCCTTGACGACCTTTCGCATGATTCGTTTGATCAGCGATTGTTTCTTCCGCGCCTTTTTCGGCTGTGTGACACGTAGCTTTCGCTCGGCCCATTTGATCAAAGCCGCCATCGGCGCGGCATGAGGCCGCGTGCCGAACTCCATCATAGGCGCGTGAGGCGCGATGTTGATCAACTCGGCCGCCCATTGATTGGATTCTCGGAGGTAGACCATCCGGACGCGATACGACCGCCGCAACTCGCCCGTGTCGATCGGCTGGCGGGGCTTCACGAAACCGATCTCGCGGACCGCGACGATCTTCGAGAACTGCGCAGCCGCCATGACGCCGCGGATCGCGGCCTTGTCGAAGGCGTCCTTGTAGCCATCGCCCCAAGCCTGCATGACCTTCCCAAAAAACTCAGGGCGCGTGATGACGGTCCCGCTCATGGCGCATCCTTAATCTGCATGCTGCACCAACTCATGCTTGATCGGCCAGTCCGAGCCCGCGGCGCGGTCAAGTTCGACGGTCGCGACCTGCCACCTCTTGCCGTCCCATGTGTAGATCGACCCAAGCGAAAGCCGCGACGCGGTGAAGACCGTCAACACGGCTTCAGCGACGAGGCCGCCCTCGGTGGCTGATGCGTCCCGCTCGCGTTTGTCGTGGACGAACGAGACCGCCGCCCCGCCGCCGACTGGGGTCAGTTGGTCAGGAGTATCGCCCTCAACGAAGGCTCGGAGCCGCCCGGCCCAGCCAGCCCATGCCGATCCAAGCAGCGCCACGATCAACAGCACCGGCGGGTCGTCGGGACCACGCCGCCATTATAAAGACCTTGGAGCACCATCTTTTTCCGAGCGAGTTCCCGCTCGATGTCGGCGAGGCGGCCCGTAAGGTCAATGTCGGTGTTGCCGACTTTGCCTTTGACAGGCAGCAACAGCATGGTGTCGCGCGCGTCTTCGAGGGCCAAGATCCTAGCCTCAACAGATTCAATCGTTGGTCGCACTGCCACTGTTCGCCTCCCGTCAAAAAGAAAAGGGGACCCCCGCCCAAGAGCCGAGATCCCCCTCGTTTAGCCGCCCAGATTAGGCCGGGTCGATCTCGACCGGCATGATCAGCTGTGGATCCATGAACGTCGGCAGCCCGTTGTCGAACGCTCGGATCTGGAACACCTTGACGTCGTCACCGTAGACAGGCGCTTTGATCTCAACGTTCACGTCCGGGCGGGGATTCTGAAGTTGGTCAACGCGCATGGACCACTGAGGCACAGCCCCACGCGGGCCAAGGTTCGCGAAGACCAACTTGTTCGACGGCCACCGCTTAGTGGGGGTCTTGTCCAGATTGAGGTAAGTGCCCTCGACCTTGATCCAAGTCAAGCCGAACACCCGATCGGTGAACGTGCCATTGACGTCGGCCTCTTGGCGACCGCCAGCGACGCGCAGGAACCCGATGGCGTATTCCGGGTTGGCCTTTTTGAACTCCTTCCACTCGGTGTTACCCAAGAAGTAGTCCGCGTAAAGGTCCTCACCGTAAAACACGGTGTTGGGCGAGATCCCCTTGTCGTTGGCGGCGCGGAACTCGCTGATGAAACGGGTGAGGTCGGCGACGATGGTCGCGCCCACGTTGTCCCACGGGGTTACCGGGGCGCCGAGCGCCGTCAGGCCGTAGTCCACGGTCAAGTTCGGGCCTTCGCCGATCCGATAGTTGATCGTGCCCAGAAGAGCCTCGCACATCATGCGATGACGCTCTTCGTTGAGGTTATCGACGAGCACGCCGGCGATCTCCATCGTCAAAGCGTCAGCGCTGGCGATGACGCTTTTGGCGAGCGGCCCGACGTCATTCGCACGCAGCGCAGTGTCGGCCGCAGCAAAAAGCGTCAGATCTTCGGCCGTCAGATGCGACTCGACTTTGAGCATGCAAGGCTCGTAGTAGTCTTCCTTGAGAACGCCGCGCTCGACGGGCATAGCCCGGCCACCGATCGAAGTGTGGCGCACCTGGCTGGCACGTCGGAGCATACGACGGATCTTGATCAGATTCGCCGGCCGACCGACGCGAGGGAAGACCCCCAGCATCGGACGGTTGGTGTCCTGCTCATTGAGCACTTCCATCGCGGCGATGAGCGCCTCGGCCTCGAGGTAGGGCAGCGAGTAACCTTCCATGTTCATTCTCCGTTGGCGGGTCGTCCGCCGAGATAGTGAGCGGGTCGCCCCGCTGCCGTTTGTTCAGTGGTATTGATCGGCGCCCGAAGGCGCCAAAGGTCTTAGATGGCCTTGAACCGGAACCCGACGAGGGCGGCGTCCGAGCGGCGAAGCGCCCCGCCATTAAGCGGGTCAGGCCAGAGGTCGCCCGAGAGGGCCTTCTTGAGCAGGCCGTCATTCGACGCGCCGATCACGAGCGAGGACCGAAGGTCACCCTCAACGCGATAGGTCGTGATGCGAGCCTCTTGGATCTCCGTCACGTCGTCATATCGGATCGTGGAAACATCCACGTCATTGACGCCGCAGGGGACGTAGGCGAGGTTTTTCACGAGGAAATCGCCAACGGCCACATTGAAGGCCGCGCCGTCCAGCGTGATGGTCTTCGTTGCCTGAACGACGGTCACGACAGCGCGGTCCGATGCGACGGCGGCATAGGCCGCCGTTCCGACGTCAGTCGCCGCCGTGGTGGCCGCGATGGCCGCACCGCTCGACGCCGACGCCGACGCGATAAGCGCCCCGTAGGTCGACAGGAGCACCGCGACAATCTCCGCGAGGGTCGTGGTAGCAGCCGCCGCGCCCGATGTCGCGCTGTTGATCAGAATCAGATTCGTGATCGGGTTATAGGTGGTGCTGAACGCGGTCGAGGTGCCAGACACGACGATCTGGATGTCCAGAGCGCTAACCTTCGGCTTGACAGTCAGCGTAGCCGCGGCAGCGCCAGCCGCAAACGTCGTGCCCGGACCATCGGCCCCGGCGAGAGACACGAGGTCACCCACACGGAAGGCCGCCGAATCAGCGACGACTAGGGCGTTGACCGCGGTTGCCGCGGCTGTGGCCTCAGTGAGTCCGCACGGGTGCAGGAGCCCGGTGGCATCTTGCGCCAGCACGGTGCCGGGCTTGATGCGTCCGTAAGGCGTAACAGTGCCGGCACCATTGACCGCGTCGTTATCCTTGGGGATCGTACCGCCGTCGCAGGCTCCGATTGCCCTGTGCGAGGCGAGGTAATTGGGGTTGCTCGCGAGTTCGGTGCTTCCAACTCTCATTTGGTCTTCCCTCCACTAAGTTGTTCACGCCAGGCCGCGATCTTCTCGTCCTGGCTTTGGCCCGCAGCCTTGCCGCTGGCCTTAGCCGGAGCCGGCACGCCGCCTTGGCGCCCGCCCTCGTTTGGTTTGGTTGGCGCCTCGACGGCATCAAAGAAAAAGGATTCTTTCTCTTTGAATGCTTTCATCGACTTCTCGATGCCGGGAAGGTTCCCTTCCGCGTCAAAGTCCGCGTCGCCGAGATAGTCGGCGAGGAACGCGTCAAGGGCGCGTTTCGCCTTTTTCGGATCCGTCACGCCGAGTTTGTCGGCGATCGCCGACTTCAGCCGGCTCTGGCGATGGACGCCGCGCTCGGAGGCGAGGTCGGCAACAGCCTGATCGCGCTCGGACGTGAGCTTGGTCACCGCCTCAGCGGATTTGGGGTCGTCCTGAGCGGCGCGCAGGGTGTCGACCTCTTTGGAGAGCCGTTTTGCGCGGACGGCGTCCGCCTTCAGATCGTCGAGATCGGAGTCAAACGCCTCAAGCTCGGCCGCTGCCGCAAGCAGCATCTCCGGTCCGCCGGCGAGGGATTTGATCTTGGCGATTAGTTTTTTTCGTGCGTCCATGCGCCGACAATGTCGGGCGCACTCGACGAAAACAATCCGAGGTTGACGCTACCGCTCGGAGGCACAAAAAAAGACCGACTTCTGTGAAGAGAGTCGGTCTTTGTCGATCTGGGCGCTAGGAAGGAAAAAGCAAAAAAACCTAGCACCTAGATCGGAGCGTTCGCGCGGCGTACCTTGATGCGTTTTCAAGGCGAACCAAGGCCGGGACTAGCCGCGCGGCGCTTGAGATCGGGAGGCTGCCCGATCTTGGTCATTGCTGTCAAGCTATTTCTAGGCACTTAGCTAATCCTTAGCTAATCCTTAGCTAATCCTTAGCTATTTCTTAGCCGTGGTTTTGGTAGGGCCGATGCGAAGCGGCTTTGGCCGCCATGCGCTTGTTCTTTCTGGCCTCCTTGCGATGCGCGGCGCAGAAGGCCAGATGCGCATGATACGCGGCAAGGCGGGCCTTGTACTTGGCGGTGGTGGGGACCGCCGTGTCGAAGTTGTATACCTTGACGGGGACCACCGGTTTGAAAAAATTAAGCATTTCGTCGATTCCTTTGGCTTGGGTTCTAGCAGGACGTAAACATTACGCCTGCTCGCTATCTTCTTCAACAAAAACAGCATGCGGGAAGGGCCCTTTGAGGGCCTCAATCAGTCCCGCCTTGTCCATGGGACGCCGAGAGTCAGTGACGCCCTTGGGCGGCGTCCAGTAGGGCGCCCCGGTCTTTTCGACACGCCCACGATCAAACGTGTAACCGTCGGGGCAGTGTCGCCGTAGGCGCATGTAGAGCGCCCAATAGGTGACGCCTTCGGCCGCGGCAAGCGCCCGGATCTTGACCGGTGCCGTAGCCGCCGCAGAGGTCATCCGGTCCATGATCGGACCCCACTGGATCCACGGCGAACGCTTGGCCTTCACAGGGGCGCCAGATTGCCGCGGGTCGTCTCGTTGATGGTCGGCTCGTTTGGTGAGTTGACCGCGATGACGGTAATGTCAAGGTGCGTGCCTGGGTTCGCCCGGCGATTTGCCTTTTGGGCGGCGTTGTAGCGCCGCCATGCTCCTTCGCGGGTCTTGTGGGCGCTCTCGACGCGCCCGAAGAACTCGCCGGATCCGTCGGTGTGGATGGTGGGGTTTCGGATGATGGCGATGGGGGTTTTCATTTGGTGCTTCCTTTTTTGGATGGTGGGTCAGAGCGCTGCGACCGCGCGACGCGCCCATTCGATTGCAGCGCGCGCGAGGCTGGCGTGCACGCCGTTTCTGACTTCAACGCGCCCGTCGGCCCAGACGTTGACCATCGCCAGCGTCCTCCTGCTGATAACGACGTGGCCGCCTTCGATGATAACGATCTGGCAGATCGCATCGTCGCGGACAATGCCGATCTCGGCAGCGCGGGCGGCTGGCGTCTTGGACGGCGCCAGCCAAATGATACCGCTGCCCTTGCATGTAAAGCACACGCCGGACGCGTAGTGATTGAAGACATCGATTGAGCCCGTGCCGGTACAGGCAGCGCACTCCGTCTCGATTGTCTTGGCTTCCGCGGTCATGGTGCTTTCCTTCTTGATGGCAAGCCGGACGAAAAAAAGAGGCGCCCCTTTCGAGGCGCCCCCTTGGTGCATTAGGCGAGGCGCAAGTTCGCGACCGGGCATGCGTATGTTTTATTGCGGCTAATCAGCTGCTTGTGGCTGACGCCGGGCTTGCAATCGGTCGCTGGAACTACGCGCCACATCGAGCCGCTGGCGTCCGAAAGGTCCTCAATGGCGACAACCGCGAGGGCCGTGCCGCTGGGGAGGACGTTGATGAGGTTGTCGCCGGTCTTGATGGTCGTTGCGTTCATGGTGTCGTTTCCTTTTGGTGTTGTCCGGCGTCCCTGCCTGACTCCTGAAGTCTGCCCGACTCGGATATTTACGTCAATACGAAAACACCTTCGCCATGTCGATTTATCCGAACCCGCTCAAGCCCGCCCTTCAGCGTCGAGTTTTCGCCAGCGTGCCGCAAACGGCTCCATCTCAGCATCTGGCATGTCACCGTTTGCGTCGGCCCACTCGGGCAACAAGACCATGACCTCGCGGTCATTGGGACGATTCGGCGGCTGCATGTAGACCCGCCCCTCGTTGTCGCGAAACGGCTTGTTTATCGGGCGGATCTGGTTATGGACAGACACAGAATCCGAGCCAGTGCGCTGGTCAAATGAGGTAATGAGCTGTTTGCGCCATTGCTGATCAACAGATGCGCCGAAGAGATCGCGCACGACCTGAACTTGAGCCCGGTGCATCGCAAAGCTGTGTTCGGTCCGGGCGATCCGCTCGGCACGCCAAATCGGCATGTCCATTTTATCGCTGACCTTCGCCCATGTCACCGGCAGCGAATCCCCCTCAAGCGCCGAGCGCATCATCAGCGAGCGCATTCTCGCGATCGCCTCCAGCCCGTACGCCTCGCGGCTCTGCCGATAGTACTCAAGGAGCCCCGGTGAGCCGAGGCCGGCGGCTTTGCCCACGGTCGCGACACTGCCGATCAGACCAGCGAATTTCTCAGATCTGGCCTGGAGCTGTTTCACGATCCCGCGCCTTCCAACCAGCGCGGCCTCGACTGCCGCAGCCTGACCCTCACGCCCGACGAGTTCGCCCCACTCCGCGCCAGATCTGTCTACGATGCCGGCAATCTCGATAAGCCTCGCGCGCGTGAACTGCGCTGAAAAGCTTTCAGGACCAAGCGCCTTGAGCCGCTTCAGCAGGCTTGCCTGAGCGCGCTTAGCGGCTCTCACGATCTGCGCGGCCCGCTCTGGCAGGAGCCCCGCAAGCTCTTCCATTTGAGCAACTATCAGTTGCCTAATCTTCTCATCGGTCGTCATTCGGCAACCGGTTCAGGATCAGCACCTGGCGCAGGCTCGGCCTCTGGGTCGTCCTCTGGGTCCCCGATGTCCATAGCGTTCCGGGCGGCGGCCAAGCGCTCATCGGCTTGGACCTCGAGTTTCGCGAACTCCGCGGCCGGGTCCTCGATCCCTGCAGCCCGCGAGAAGATCGCGGAGGCGGTTTCGATGCTGACGACCGCCGCACCAGCCGCGGCCATCAACGTCGAGCCCAGGTCGCCAAGCTCTTGCGCGGTAGGCGGGACGATAGGCGGCCAGTCGATCTTGATCGCGGTCACGTCTTCTTTGATAACCTTGCCGATCTTGAAGGCGAGGACTCGAATCATCTCGCTGAGCCTTCCTCGATACGCGCCCACGCGTGCGATCGTCGTCTCCATCATGCGCTCGATCGCAACGCCAGAGAGCGCGCCCGCCGACGCAGATTGATCGAACTCGACGATGCCGGTGAGCCGCTGGACATGGGCCTCCAGATCCTTGACGTACTCGCGGCCGATCGTGGCGCCAGCGCCCGAGATCTCCAAGATCGAGACCTTGCCGGGCTTGCTCGCATCGTGCGACCGATAGCGACGCACTTCGCTCGATAAAGGCGATTGCTCGCTGGCAAACCCCGGCGCAATCTCGTTCTGCGCCTCGCTGACGACGTCAATCACGTCCTGCTCGACAAGTTGGGGCCATGCGATGGACGCGATCGAATCGTCAAGGCGGCTCGCGGCGATGTCGGCAGCGCGGTCGAGCTTGACCAGCGCCGGTGTGATGAACGAGGGGCCGTCAATATCCCGCGGGCGCGCGCCTCGCGCTCTGACCCAAACAACGGGGACCGTGCCCCATCTGTGCGGCCGGGGCACCTCCTTGAGCCGCCATTCGACGACGCCCGCACCCTGCCCGAGCGCTTTGACGTCCTCATATTCGATGATCATGTCCGGCGTGTAGTCGACACGCCGACGCCAGTAGACGATCTCGACGGTTGCGCCTGCAACCATTTCCTCTTCCCAAAACCATTCATGCCGCAGGAAAATCACGTCATCCTGCCAGCTATCAAGCGGCACGAAAAGATGGTCGCCGGGTGCGGGACGGGCAAGCGTGATGCCCTCGATCGCGGCAAGCTCGGCTGCGATCGACTTGGCCCGATCGCCACTGGCCTGAGTTGATATGATGGGCTCGGACCATGTGGGGTCGATATGGACGGACTCAAAGACCATGCCGTCTGGACGCGTGAATCCGAGGCAGCCCGAGCCCTTCACGACCACGTCTAGCGCCGGCAGGTAGAGCGATTCCTCAAGGTTGATCTCATCGCGCAAGATTGCATTCAACCGGTCGCTAATGCCTGTTATCGTAGGGAGTTTCCCAACCGCAACTAGCTTGTCAACTAGCTTGTCGACCTTTTCTGTGATGAGCCCCAACTGAATGGGCGGGGCGCGCTGGTCACATGGGATCCGCTGGATCGCGCCCTGTATGTGCCTGACGCCCGGATACCATGGCTCGAGCCGATCGTACTGGGTCCCGGCGTAGATTGCCTCCAGCCCCAATAGGCGCCGTTGGCGCTGTGTGTAGACCTTAACGATGTCGGTGGGCTTGATGTTCGTCATGCACGGATCATGGGCATGGGCGATGGTTTGGCAAGGCCGGGTTGACCATCGCGTTGCGAGCGCGGTCACCGCCATCCGAGCGCGGTCATCGCGTTGCGAGCCGGGCTCTCGCCGAGCCTGATCGGGTCGCTGAGCGCGTATCGAAGGCCGTCGAACTCGTCGTCGTCTTCGTCGACCCAAACTTTCGTTGAGTTTTTGCCGACTTCCGGTGTGTGCAGCGCTTCGACGCATCGCCACAGGTTCGCCGACCTGATCTTGATCCGGTCAACAGCAAACAGGACGGAGAAGAAGTCAACAGCCGGGTCATGCCGTTGAAATGCTTCCATAACCTTGAAGCCGCGCGCCTCGAACTGCCGCTTGACCTCGGGCCGATCCGCCGGCAAAAATACCGGGATCGACCGCCATCCGCTCTCGCCCGCGTAATCCCGAAGGATCCGCCAAACGCGGGCCGTCCAAGAGCCTCGGTCGCCTCGCCGACGAGCCTCCCATGAATGATGCTCGTCAAATAGAATGTCAGACGCGGCGTCTGTCTCGACCTCATGCCAAATGGGTTTGGGCGACTCGCGGCCCTCGACGATGAGCGTGAAGCTCGACTTATGCCGTGTCCCGAGATCGCCGCCAACGAACTTGCGCCGCGACTCTGCGAACGAGGGCGCTGGATCCGATGTGAAATGACGATGCCGGTCGAGTTGAAACAGCTGACCAACGAAAGTCTCGAATGATGCCAGATAGTTACGCGCGAAGAACGCGTAAGGCATAGTCCGACGTGCGAGCTCCATCTCTTCAGCAAGGTGGGTAAGCGCGTCGTTATCGGCCGTGGTCCACGAGATCCCGCAGTAGTTCGCATCGAGGATGTCGTTCGGGTTTAGGCCGTCGATCATGCCGAGTTCGGCCGCCGCGGACGGGTCGGCCTTGGCCCAGATCTCACGCCACAGCCAGTTTTTGCCGAGCGGCGTTGATGTGAAAATGCACCAGCCGAGTTTATCCGAGAGCGCTGGGCGGAGGTTGTCGATCCAGACCTCGGGCTTGAGGCGTGCCGCTTCCTCTAGCCAGATCCCGTTGAGCCCTTGGCTTACGAGTCTTTTGGGATGCTCGCCGCTTCGGAAGTCGATCCGCACGCCCTCGACGAGCCACCATGTCTGGTCGCTCTGATGGACGATGAGACCGCCTTCGGCGACCATGCCGCCGAGATATTTCTGTAACGCACTGCGCGGCTCTTCGAGGAGCGCGTAGACCGGAGCGACAACCATGTACTGGACGGACGGGGTTGGAGCCTTGCCCGCGCCTCGTTGCCATGCGCCATTGATCGCTGACCACGCCTCAAGATCTTTGAGCATGCGGTCAACAAATATGCCCCCGCCGCATTTCGTTTTCCCGCCACGGCGGCCGGCAACCAGCACGATGAAGCGAGCGAGCCTCAGCGCCCTGTGCGCGCGACGCTGCGCCCTGTGCGGCGCATAGTTCGTCGGGTAGAACTTGACCTTTTGCGGTGCGGTGTCGACCGCTGGTTCATGGCTTAGCGTCATCGGTCGGACCCGTCGGACCCGTCGGACCTGTCGGGCTCGGCACCTAGATCTCGCCGTGCGATCGCCGTGCCGCCCGCTCGACCGATTGAGGCGATGATCTGGCCCTTGATTTCAGGCGAAAGGTCGGAGCTTTCGAGGAACGCTGAGATCCCAATTACGATCATTGCCTGTCCGCCCGTCTTAATCGCCGCCTCGGTTGCGTCGCCCTTCATCCGCGCCATCCGCAGTTGCTCTTGAGCGATGGCGAGCTCCGTCTGTTGCTTGGCAAGCGCGATGGTCTCGGCCTTTTGCCGCTGCGCCATCCCCTGACGCCGGTCCAGCATATCGAGCAACGTCTTCGTCGCCCGATGGTCTGTGGTTGATTGAAGCGATGCATGGTCTAGCAGCTCGGCGACCTTTTCAGCCTCTGCCCGGCGAAAGTCGCTGGCAAACTGAGCGTACTCGGGCCTGTGGCCCGGCTCGCCGAGGGCGATCGAGCCGCGCCTTAACCATACATATGCGACCTGGTTCGTGATGCCGATGAGCCGGCACCCATAGGACAGAGACAGGCCCTTTCGGACCGCGGCGATTAATGCCTCGCGCTTGGCAGGATCGAACGAGCCGCGCTTGTGGGTCGGCGCCGTCGTCGACTTAACCTCATCGCGCAATGCCTTAGCGCGCTGAGCATTGCTGGCCTCGATCGCTAGAGCCTCGTCCAGAGAGGCCGGCGCTTTGGGTCGCTTTGGCTCCTTGGCCGCTTTGGGCTTGGGTCGAGTCCGCGGCCCAGGCATTGGACGACTTTGTTCAGTCACCGTCAGACGACCGCGCCGCCCGAGCCTTCAGGCCCTTGCTGACCGCCTGCCGCGTAACGCCCAGATGGTCCGCAATCTCGACGTTGCTTAGACCCTGGGCCTTCATATCCTGATAGTCCTCGACGAGGCTAGCCGGGTTGAGGAAATCAAGACCCTCAACGCGCTCGCGCAGGATCGCATCAAACGACGGTGGAACCGATCGGACCTCAAACCATTCGCGAACCTCTTGCGGCTCGACACCGCATAGCTCGCCGATCCCTGATAGCCCGATTTGGCGTACCAGTTGCGAAACGCGATACTCAAGCGTGCTCGTCTCACACTGAGACAACCGCGACCACAATTCCATTTTGCTGCGTCGGACCATGGGCGGATCAGACTGGATGCACGGCCAAAAGTCAATAAAAGTCTCAATCCGGGACAAAAGGCAACTGCCGAGGAATCCTCGGCAGTTCAAACAGAGAACGGATGTTCACTGTTTCGGGTCAGGCGAGGCGCTTAATCAAAACGGAATGTCATCATCGCTGTTCGGCCTGTGCGGCCGCTGCCCGCCTTGCGCCGGGGCTTGGGTTCGCTGCTGTCCACCATATCCGCTTTGAGCGGGGGGCTGAGACCGCTGCCCGGTTGCCGGAGCTTGAGCCCGTTGCCCATACCCGCCCTGAGCGGGGGCCGGGGCTTGCGCGGCATTGTTTCGCCCGTCGGCATCGTTTCGGCCGTCCGCGCCGTCAAGGAACTCGACGCGCTGAGCCACGATCTCCGTCGAGTACTTCTTCTGGCCGTTGGCGTCGTCGAAGCTTCGCGTCTGGATTTTACCCTCGATATAAACCTTTGCGCCCTTGCGCAAGTACTGGTCACAAAGCTCCGCGAGCTTGTCCCACACGACGACTCGATGCCATTCTGTCTTCTCTTGCCGTTGCCCGTCCTTGCCCGTCCACTTCTCGGAAGTCGCCACGGACAGCGTCGCGACCATCGATCCGTTCACGTCCCGTGTCTCGGGGTCAGCCCCGAGATTCCCGATGATCATCGCTTTATTCAACGACATAGCTTTCCTTTGTCTTTAGAGCCCAGAAACAGAGAACAACCGTTCACCGTTTCGGACTTTTGTCTTTTGTGGGGACTTTTTTTATCCCCGAGAGGGACAATGTATAGCCCTGCGAGTCCAACCGCGTCAAGGCCGAATCCACTTCGAACCCGACATCTCGCAGGATTTGAAGGGATGCCGGGATTCCCTTGCCAGTCCGTGCGAGGAACCCGGCGTCCTCGGACCGTGCGAGAAAGGCCCGCTGGTTCGGCCTGAGAGCGCCGGACTCGGTCTTCAGCTCGAGCATGAGGCCCCGAGCATTGGGATAGGCTGGCAGCGCCTGAAGGATCATGACGTCGGATGCGCCCGGCTTCATTCCTTTCGCGATCAGTCTGCCGAGCTCTTGCGGAGTCGTCGGCTTTTCGCGCTCGTTCGGCGGATGCAGCCAGAACACGCCCATCTCGTCTAGGACCATCGCTATGGCGTGCTGAACGAAGTCCTCGCGGTTACTCATGGCTAGGCCCTGCCTTCTGGGTTGCGTGCGTTAAATGGGGCTTGGGATGGGTGAAGGGCGGAGGGGTGGCCAGCACGCGTTAGGCGTTGAAATCATTGGCCTTGAATCATTTTGTTTCACCCGATGAAACGTTTGAAACAAGACTTGAACCGTTTTGTTTCAAAAATGCCCTCTCATCGGCTGGCGTAGACAGGTCCGACCAAGGGTGTCTACAAGCTTATGGTGTTTTCATTTGGTTTTTTGCCAACATGTTGACACGTTGACAGGTGTAGACAGGTTTTCCCATAGAGGGGTCTCGCGGAATCACTACCCCCTTATTCCCCTCATTTACACCCCCTCTACTCTTTTATAAAATAACCTGTCAACATGTCTACAGAGTATAGATAGACCGCACTGTTAAAGGGTTTGGTCGATGTTGACAGGTTGTTGAACCTGTCAACACCTGTCAACACCTGTCAACACGCTAGCTACATGCGCCGCTTGACGCTCCATGTTCGCCCGGAGCGTCCGTTACCGCTCACGGCGCCCATCGCCTTCAGGGAGACTGATACTCCCATCTTCTCCTGGCTCGTCCAGTGATGCGGCTCACGGTTCGGATAAAGCGCGTAGTAGATCGCAGACGTCGCCGTCCAAAACGCCTTCGGTGCGTCAACGTCTACTTCAAACAACTCTTTTAGCTCGTCCTCGGTCGCGTTTACGATCCGATGGCGCTCGGCGGACGCCCGTTGCGCCACGTCCCACTCGGTAGCCAAGACGTGCAACTCGCCCTCAACGGCGTGCTGGGCAAACTGTGCCCAGAGTTGCTGCAAGTCGATACTCGCAACGCTGTTGGGTTCCGTCTCGCGCCACATGCATGCCTCAATCGGCAAGACCCAAAACCGTCTATTGCCGGTGTCGTCCTTCAAAAACTCAACCGAGTTGACGGATGCCGCGAAGTTGGTGCGCCGCGGATGGTCCTCCGACGCCTCTGCGTAGGGCCTGCGGTAACTGTCCACCGGGGCCGTGATGAACGCCTTGAGGCCGGCCATGTCCGCCTTTCGCACTGTCTGGTCCAACTCCCCGAGCTCCACCAGCCAGCTACTAGTGGCTCCCGCTACGCTGTCTTTTTGCGCCGGGTCAATGGATACACCGTCTTTGATCCAAGCGCCCCTGCGCGGCACCAGCGATGTAAGCCACGTTGTTTTTCCGCACCCCTGTTTCCCTTGGAGCACCAACACGCCGTGAGTAGATACGCCCCGCGTCGAGTCAAGCGGCAGCATCGCGCACATCGCGCCTGCGACGAGCCACGCCCGAAGCATCGCGCGGTACAGCCCGACGTCCGCAAGCCCCTCTTCGCGGATGACGATCGACGCCCAAAGGGCCTCAAAACGGTCAACGCCGTCCCAAGGCGTCGCCCTTATCCAGTCAGCAACGGGATGGTAGGCATTGTCGACGCCGTAGAGCAGTAGCTCATCGCGAAAGGCTGGCGCGTCCGCCTTGATGCCGTGTTTCCGCGCTAGCCGACGGATAGCGGCCGCGGGCGCATTGCACAAGACGCCCTCGCTGACCGCCGCGGGTATGTTGATGTCAACCACTCGCGACATGGCGTTATACCGATAGTCAACGCCGTAAAAGTCGAGCAATGCCCGGACGTTCTCTTGTGTGGTCGGGTTTGACCCATCGTCGCGGGTGCCGACGAACATCGGCGACCCGCCCGACGCCGCTTTCTCTTTGCGCTTAGCGATGCCGAGCGCCTTTGCGCCGGCCTTTCGCCCCGCAGCGGTCGTCGCGGTCTCAAGCAAAGTCGTTGCTTCCTCGACCTCTCGCGCGTGGTCAATATGCGTGACGTCCTCCGTTTGGCGGTGTCTTCGGGGCTCACGCCCAAGCCCGATGCGTGACATGTCGCGCGGGTTGGCTGCGCCATCGAGTATGCCGCGCTGGACGGTGTCCGCCTCCTTTGCGTAGCGGTCCGGCCCGACAACGGACTGGATCGCCGCGGTCAGTACCTGGCCCGCATAAACCCCGTCGAGCACGCCGGCGCCGACGTAACCACCAATCGAGTAGGCCTGTTTGTGGGCCTCTGGGTTGCGGTTGCCTTTGCCCTGCGCCCGGATGTCGGCCGCCGCGCTTTGAAGCGCCTTTTCGGCGTACTTCTCTTGAGCGCTCTTCTGCCGATCGTCGCCGTACTGGATCAGCGGCGTGGGCTGAGGCGTGGGCTTCTCCGACTCCGCAAACGC